GCTGACGGATGTCAGCTTTTTAAAGCCTTGTAAATGTGTCAAGTTTCGCGACGAAGAGGAGGAAAACAAAATGAGCGATTATATTGATCGTGCTGCACTCGGGATAGGCTTGTGTAACCGAGATATTTTTGAGAACAAGGGTTATGCGGACGGCTGGAATGCCGCTGTTAAAATTTTAAAAGAAGCTCCTGCCGCTGATGTACAAGAGATTAAACATGGCGAATGGATTAAGATGTACAACAACCCTGACGATGGTAATTATTATTGTTCTGAATGTCATCACAGTATAGACATCGCGACTGGAAGAGAAACACCAATAGACCGTGAGTTTTTTTATTGCCCGCACTGCGGCGCAATAATGGACGGAGGTAATAACAATGCGTGATATAAATTTTCGCGGCAAGCGAACAGATAACGGCGAATGGGTGTACGGCGTACCTACAAAAGATGGTCGTGGCGAAATGGTTATGGTGGAAAACATATTCGAGTGTGAAGAATATAATTGCCGTGGTGCAAATTGCTTGTATGTTGATGAAAATACCGTAGGACAGTACACAGGTCTTAAAGATAAAAACGGCACAAAGATTTTTGAGGGTGATATAGTCGATGTCTTATACGATGTCAACTATATTGGTGTTGCGACAGAGCGAATAGGCGTTTTTGAGGTCGTTCATAACGGGTGTTTCATGGGACAAAAGGGCGGTGTGCGATATCATTTTATCCCGTCCGACGAATGTACGGTCATCGGCAATATCTATGATAACCCCGAGCTATTAGGAGGTAACGGATAATGCCGAGAGATAAGGATTTGCCGAAAAAATATGATATTCCCCGCGAGCGGTATCGGGAGCTGAAATATTTCTGCTTGCAGTATCCACGAAAAAAGGAGCGGGCAAAAGATACATATGCTTTATCGGCGGCGGCTCCATCCGGGATGCCGTCCGCTTCGGGCTGCTCTGATCCGACGGCAAAAAGGGCAGAAAGCCGGGAGCGGGAAAAGAAAGATATCGCGCTTATTGAGCGGTGCGTGAAGCTTGCCTGCGGCTCTGATGTCGGACTGATAATACCGTTGCTCAAGAACGTCACGCAGGGGACGCCGTATGAATATATGCCAGTGCCGAGCGGGCGCAGACAGTTTTATAATCTCCGCCACAAATTCTTTTGCATCCTCGACCGCGAGCAAAAATAAAAGAGTGCACAAAGGGGACCAACTTGAGCCTATAATGGGTATTGTAGAGTACTCTGATAAGCAAAAAGCGCGGAATTCCGGATTTTTTGAATCACTGGAGGAAGTGTAACTTGGAGTACTTAGACAAGATATTTCTCGGCGACGGTCTCGCCGGGATGAAAATCTACCCTGACAACAGCATTGACATGATTCTTTGCGATCTGCCATACGGCATGACGGACTGCGCGTGGGATAACGCGCTGGACTTTGGCCTTTTGTGGTCGCAGTATTGGCGGATTCTGAAAGACAACGGCGCTGTGGTGCTTACGGCCGCGCAGCCTTTTACGACCGACGTCATTAACAGCTGCCGCCGATTTTTCCGCTATTGCTGGTACTGGCAGAAGAACATGCCGACCGGATTTACCTTTGCAAAATATCAGCCGATGCGCTGCATAGAGGATGTCTGTGTTTTTTACAAAAAAGCGCCGACATACAATCCGCAAGGCATCAAACATCTCGAAAAGCCGATAGTTACAAAAGGCAAACGCGAAACGGACGGCATCTACAAAGACAGCACTCTCGGCAAAGACTCGCTGCGATATGTGACCGGATATCCCCGGAATCTGCTGCGAATCAACTGTGAGCGGGGCTTGCACCCGACGCAAAAGCCGGTTGCGCTGTTTGAATACCTCATCCGCACATACACCAACGCAGGCGACACCGTGCTTGACAATTGCACGGGGAGCGGGACGACCGCCATCGCCTGCATCAACACCGGACGGCACTACACCGGTTTTGAAAAAGACGAGCGATATTATCGCGTCGCTCAAAACCGGATCGCCGAACGGCTGAAACAGAGTTCTACATAATTCTTTTCTCCTTTCTTCCCGCCTCGCCCTGCGGCGGGTTTAATAGCAGGGCTTTTTATGCGGAGCTTTCAGGCGATATGCGCATAAGTGCATTAAAGGTTCGAGTCCTTTGTTCCGCTCCAAAACCCATTTATAAGTCGCTGCCGCCAAGAGGGCGAGGAAGCGCGAGAAGTTAAGCATCGGGCGTTCCGGGACGAATCGGGCGCACAAGTTTGCGGACGGTAAAACGATGGCTGATGACAAGACGCAGCTCGGGCGGCACATATGGCAGCATACGGTTATCTCCGGGGCTCCCATCCCCCGGAGGCGCGGTTTGACTCCGCGCGCCGCCAACACCTTCATTTGACGCACCTCTCTGTGAGCCGAGAGGTGCGCTTTTATAGTCCATTTTGTTGGACAGTGAAAACTTGAAAGAACTTTGATTTTGTGATATACTCGAAAAAAAGACGAGGGAGAATCACGAAATGAATGTTTTTAAGGTCGGAGAGGAAACACACATCCTCGACGGATACAACGAAGATTGCACCGTGTTTGAGGTCGATGAAGCGGGACTTAATATTTTTTATTACTACAGCTCGCCGACCGAAGAAGAAATGCAGGCTTTTGAGCCCGGCGTTCCCGGTGAAATTCGCTTGGCAAGAATAGACGATATACTTTTCCTGTTCTGCAAGCTCGGAACGCTTGCCTGGGCGGAAATGCCGTATGCTATTCAACTTAGCAAGCTGACAAATCTTCCAAAGCCGGAAGAGGGCGAGGGTTACAACCTTACGATCATGCTTATTGATCGGGATACTTCAGTTATCAAAAAGATTCGAACGGTCGGTCTCAGCACGAAATTTTCGGAAGCGTTTCGGACGGAAGCGTCAAAAGACATGGCAGATGTTCTTTTTGCGCCGACGTACCGCATGCATGTGCGCGAGATTCAAGCTGCATATCCGACGTGGCTGCTTGTTGCCAAGAGCAGAGTAGGATATGAGTTTGGCGACAAAGAAAAATAACATGAGCAGCCTTTTAGGCTGCTTTTTTCATGGTGAAAAAATGGAGCACAAAGTATTTACTCAGCCGAAAAAGCGGCAGAGTTTTAACATTATGCGCGAAAACGCGATAATAGAAGACCTGACTCCAAAGCTTCCGGAAGACGAAAGCTTTGTGTATATTACATCCGGCGGGTTCAGCTCGATTGCCTTTATCGTTTGGATTACCGGTCAGACGCGCATAAAGAGTCTGTTTGCGTCAACGCTGCGCGTCGGTGTTCGGCAGGCGCAAATGCTTGACGGTCTGCGCAATGATGGCAGATTGGACAAGGTTGATTTGCTCGTCGGCGGTGCGATGAAAGATAACTGCGAGCATAATCGCGGGTATGGATATCTCGAGCAGATAACAGACATATTCAACGCAAACGGTTGGACCGTGAATATGTATAACAACCATTCCAAGGTGATGCTTTTCGATACCGATGCCGGAAAGTTTGTTATCGAATCTTCCTCAAATCTTAACGAAAATCCAAAAGTTGAGCAGTTCCGCTTGGAGAAATCAGCGGAACTGTTCGAATTTTACAGCTCGTTTTTTCGAGAAATAAGAGATGAATACAAAAAAATTATTTAATTTATAACAGCATTATAAAACTCTCACGCGCGCGACAAATTAAAAGCCTTTGTGACTTTTATAAAACAGAGGGGGTGGCAAAGTCGAATGACAGAGCGGATGATTGCTTTTTGTGATGAGTTTGTTAAAAGAAAAAGAGCATACGGGGCAGCACGCGAGTCGGCTATTGCTGCCGGTTATTCCGAAAGGTCGGCGGCGACGATGGCGACATATATTTTAAAACGCCAAGATGCGCAGGAATATATGGCACGGCGAGAGGAAGAAATCGCGGAGAGTATCCGGCGTCGCTTTTTGTATGATGCCGCCGATGCCCAGGAAGCAATGGCGGGAATTTTGAAGAAAAAGTATGCCGATGACCGTGATATTATCGCGGCCGCAAAGGATATTCTCGACCGAGCGGGTTTTACAGCGGTTGAAAAGAAAGAAGTCTCCGTCAACGCGCCGCAGATTATCGACGATATAGGGGGCGGCTAACATGGCCGTCAGGCTTACTGACATAATCGCGCCGTCGTTTTATGAGGTGCATCGCGATGTGTGTGCTGGGCAGCATACGCACTATGTGCTTAAAGGCGGGCGCGGAAGCACGAAGAGCAGCTATATATCGCTTGAAATTGTCTGCGGCATCATTAAAAACCCTGACGCGCACGCGATCGTGTTCCGCAAAATTGCAGACACGCTGCGGGACAGCGTTTTTGCACAGATGCTGTGGGCTATTGAGAAACTGGGCGTGTCGCAGTATTTTAAAGCGACGGTCAGTCCGATGAAAATCACATATCTGCCGAGCGGGCAAACGATTATGTTTCGAGGTCTTGACGATCCGATGAAAGTCAAGTCCATAAAAATCCCGTTCGGCTATTTTCGTTATATCTGGTTCGAGGAATGGAATCAGTTTTCCGGGATGCGGGAAACCGATAATGTGCTGCAGTCGGTCATGCGCGGCGGCAGTAAATTCGATGTTTTTTATTCGTACAATCCCCCTGAGTCGCTGCGGGCGTGGGTGAATGATGAGGTGCGCGTAGAGCGCGCCGACCGCCTGGTACATCACAGCACATATTTGACTGTGCCGCAGGACTGGATAGGCGCGCCGCTGCTGTTGGAGGCGGAGCACCTGAAACAGCACTCGCCGGAACGATATAGGCACGAGTTCCTCGGGGAAGTCACCGGCACGGGCGGCGAGGTATTCCGGAACATCAATATCCGACCCATCAACAATGAAGAGATTGCGCGGTTTGACCGTATCAGGCGCGGCATAGACTGGGGCTATGCGGTTGACCCGTTTGTTTTTATATCGTGCAACTATGACAAGCCGCGCAGGCGGCTGTACATATACGACGAGATATACGCGGCGGGCATGAGTAACAGACTTGCTGCTGACCGTATAAAATCTCGCGGAGTTGTCGGCGAAATTATCGCAGACTCCGCCGAACCGAAGTCGATAGCGGATATGTATGAATACGGTCTGAGAGTCAGAGGCGCACGCAAAGGTCCGGACAGCGTGAAGCACGGCATAGAATGGCTGCGCGACCTCGACGAAATAATAATAGATCCCGCCCGTTGTCCAAACGCGGCGCGGGAATTTTCATCGTATGAGCTCGAACGGGATAAGGACGGCAATTATAAGGCGAACTATCCCGATAGAGACAACCACACGATTGACGCCACGCGCTACGCCACCGAGAACGACCAGCAGAATGTGAGGGTAACTTAATGATTAACAATATGGACTTAATAAGAGAAAAGCTCGCGTATCACCATACGGCTACGGACGATGAGATTATCAAAACCGTGCTTAAAAATGCGCGGGAAGACCCGGATTATCTGGCGGCATGTGAGGGACTCCGATATTATCGCGGTATGCAGGACATTCTGCAGAAAGATTTTCGCGAGACGGTCGTCTACGAAGAAGACGAAAACAGCCCGGCGGGCATAAAGCGTGGCGGCGTTAAGATAATCAACGAAAACAATTCGAATCACCACAATGTGCATAATTTCCATGCGCTGATGGTCGATCAGAAAGTCGCGTACATCCTCGGCAAGCCGCTTTCCGTCTCCGTCGAGGGCGCAAATGACGGAGCGGGCAGTGCAGATGAAAGTCTGAAAGCTTTTGAAGACGCTGTCACCGCAGTGACCTCAGACGAGGCTTTTGTGGACATGCTCCCCGACCTTGCGACAAATGCGTCGAATTGTATCGTCGGATGGCTGCATGTCTATTACTCGGCAGCCGGCAAGCTTTGTTTTGTCGTTATTCCGACAACGGAATGTATTGCCTGCCGCGATATGAGCTATCAGCAGGTGATTACCGACTTTTTCCGCCATTATAAAATAACCGTCGTGCAAAACGGCACAGAGACGGAGCGGGAGCGGGTAGAGTGGTGGACTGCGACAGGGGTAAAGCGCTATGTCGAAAACGATGCCGGAGAGTTCGTGCTCGAAAGCAACAGCCCGCACTGGTATAACGAGCAGATAATCAACGATGAGCGCGTCTCGGTTGAGGCGAAATCGTGGGGAAGAATCCCGTTTGTTCCGCTATATAACAATTCTGCGCATCAGACCGACCTTTCGCGAATCAAAGGTCTGCTTGACGCATATAACCTGATATCTTCTGCGTCGACGAATAATCAGATAGATCTCGTCGAGCTCTATTGGATGATACAGGGATACGGCGGCGAGACCGCAAAAGCGATACAGCAGAAGCTGCAGATAAACAAGGCGGTGTCAATAAGCGATCCGTCCGGCAAGATAAGTGCCGAGCAGGTCACACTTAATGTCACCGAGCGCCTCGCCTGGCTCGATATGCTCCGCCGGGACATATATCATATCGGGCGCGGCATTGATATGAACGATGAAAAGCTCGGCAGCGCGCCGTCAGGCGTCAGTTTGAAATTCCGCTACACTCTGCTTGACCTCAAGGCTGACCCGCTTGTTTCGAAGTTAAAGGTCATGTTGAAAGAGTTGTCATGGTTTATTACGCAGGACATCAACCTGAAGAACGGTACCGACTATGACTATACGCTTATCAAATACGATGTCCACAAGTCGATGATAGTCAATGACGCGGAGACGGTGGATATAATCCAGAAGTCGCAGGGGCTTGTGCCCGATAAGATGCTTTTAGCAAAGCACCCGTTTGTTGATGATGTCGCGCAGGCGTATGAAGAGCTGCAGAAGCAGCGCGAGGAAAACGCAAAGATGTTTATCGGCGACGATGACGACAAGGACGATTCCGAAAAGGATGATGAATAATGCGCTCTGATCTCTATTGGGAGGAGCGGGCACTGCAGCGCGAGGAATATGCCCGACGTGCCTCGACACGGGTTATAAAGACAAAAACCGTCAAGTTATACGCCAAGGCGCAGAAAGACCTCGACGCCCGCATAAACCGGATATTTTCGCGTTATGCGGCAAACAGTGAATTGACGCCGGAAGAAGCTCGTCGGATGTTGAACACCAAAGAAGCGGAAGCGGAATTGGAAGCACTGCGCAAAGAGCTCAATAACATAAAAGACCCGGTCATAAAGAGAAAAGCACTTGCTCGTCTCAATGCGCCGGCATACGCCGCGAGGATAAACCGCCTTGAGGCTTTGAAAGCCAATATCGAGACGGAAACGGCATTGCTTGCTGACCGGGAGAAGCGGGAACTCAAGCGGCTGCTTGAAGACGTGAGCGGGGATACATACTATCGCAGCATATATGACACGCAGATCGGCACGGGATTAGGCTTTGAGTTCTCAGCCCTGTCGAAAGGTGCCGTAAACACCATAGTAAATGACCGATGGAAAGGCGCGAATTTTTCCGACCGTATCTGGCAGAACACATCCGCGCTTGCCAACAGCGCATACGGTATTGTGGCGCGTGGAATTATGACGGGAGCGGGTCCGCAGGTAATGGCGCGCCAGCTCGCCGACGCGATGCAGTCCGGAATGTACAGCTCGATGCGGCTGATACGCACCGAGACAAACCGTGTGCATAACGCCGCCGAAAAGGAGGCATACGAAGAGGAAGGCATAACGGAATACAGATTTCTCGCCACCCTTGACGGGCGCACCTGTGATGTCTGCGGCGCTTTGGACGGCAAGACTTTTCCGGTCTCCGAAGCGAAAGAGGGCATAAACTATCCGCCGCTCCATCCGAATGACCGTTGTACTACGACGGCAGTCATAGAGGGACAAAACCGAGCCGAACTCAAACGCCGGGCATTGGATCCCGAGACCGGGAAAACCGTGCTTATTCCGGCGGAAACGACATATGAAGAGTGGCTTGCGGATAATATAAATCCTCTTACCGGGAAGCTTAAATATTACCCGCCCAAGACTTTGACGCAGGTGTCCTCCTACAACAGAGACCAGTTCGAGCGATATTCGGCAGTCTTGAAAGAAAATGTGCCGGATTCTCTTGATGAATTCTTAAAAATAAAGTATAATGATTCTGAAAAGTGGAAGACGCTTAAAAGGCAATACCGCTTTGTGAATCAATACAAGATAGATTCAGGCAATTTCTCTACTGATGAAATCTTACAGTTTGATAAAAAGGTCGTTTATGAAAAAAGACTCCAGTTCACGAGCAAATACAAAAGAAGCGGAAACATTGCCGGAGCATATATCGATGATGATTTTGACAATATGTACTATGCACATAGTGCAGTATCTACAAAAGCAGATAGCAGTGGGTATAAAGGAACTGGAAAATTGGTTTTACTAAAAGAGGCACGACGTTTTAAATATATTGCTGTTCGCCGAGAGGATGGAACGATAAGAGAAGGAACCCACAATGATACTGAGGCAAAGCTTTTTGAGTTCTTTGCTGATTTGTATGAAACAACCCCCTTTAAAAAGATATGTATGCTTTCCGAACGTGGAATGTGTGATAGCTGTAAAGGGGTGATGCAGCAATTTAAAGAACTATACCCGGATGTTGAAGTGAATGTTATCTCAAACAAAAGGGTTGAAGGCAATGTTTGGAAAGAAAGGATGAGAAAAAGATGAAATACGACCTTGATTATCAGGGCGCAACAGAAATTTTTGAAAGTCGTGTGATTACGAGTATACCGCCAATAACGGGAAGACTTCTCGAAAATTCATATCTTCCGGAGTTCGATCAGGATATCCTTGAAGAGGCTGAACGCCTTAACGCGGTGCTCCCGCTGATAAAGTGGGAAGTGGACAACAACGACCTTTCAAGAGCTATGAGCGACGAGCTCTATCTCTACTATGAGGATTTGCTCAAAGGCCGCCTCGACGGAATACTGGACGAAGATGAAGCCCCCATAATCATAAAAGACCTCACCGAGAGCTATATAAAAGCTTTCGGAAAAGATACTCTTGATGAAGAGGATCAATAATAAATAACGAGCCGCCAAGCGAAAGCGAGGCGGTTTTGTCATATCACAACATAATAATTACAGCGTTTTGCAGTCAAATGCAAAGCGCTGTTTTTATATCCAAATTTATCCGCCACCCGGAGCAAAATGGTGTCGCGCAATATTGGGACTGGCCAAGTAAAAAGGGAGCGCGGGAAAGGACAGACATGGACTGGCTTAAAGACATTTTAGGCGACGCACACACCGAGGACATCGACAAGAAGATAGCGAGCTATATCGGCAAGAACTTTGTTTCAAAAGCAGATTTTCGCGCCGAGTCCGACAAGGTCAAGAACCTTGAGGGTCAGATAGCAGAGCGGGACGGTCAGCTTGAAGAGCTCAAAAAGGTTGATACCGCCGGACTGCAGGCTACGATTACACAGCTGCAGAACGAGAACAAGCAGGCTAAGGCTAAGTATGATAGCGATATCGCCGCTATGAAGCTTGACTCCGCTATCGATGCCGCTATTACAGCCGCCAAGGGCAAGAACGCAAGAGCGATAAAAGCTTTGATAACGCCCGGCAGCGTGAAGCTCGACAAAGACGGCAAGCTCGAGGGCTTTGACGATCAGCTCAAAGCAATCAGAGAAAGCGACGCCTATCTCTTTGACAAAGTCGAAACCAGACAGAGGGGCGGAGACCCCGACCACGGCGGCGGAGACCCCGAACCGGGCGAAGCCCCCGAAAACTATGCCGATTATGTAAATTGGCGCAAAAATCAGTAAAAACGGAGGATTTAACAAATGTCAAACAAATTTCTGACTCCTCAGATAGTCGCGAACGAGGCTCTTATGGTGCTTGAGAACAATCTCGTTGCTGCCGACCTTGTCCATAAGGACTATTCCAAGGAGTTCGCACACGTCGGTGATACCATCACCATCCGCAAGCCCGCGAAGTTTTGCGCGAAGAACTTCGTCGGCGAGACCGTAGATCAGAACGTGAACGAGGGCAGCGTCAAGGTGACCCTCGACCATCTCCGCGATGTCACCGTTCCGGTCACTTCCAAGGAAATGACCCTCGACATCAAGTCATTTTCTGAGCAGATCATCTCTCCCGCGGTGCAGGCCATATCCCAGGCTATCGACAGCGATATTATTGCTGAGGGCATCGCGAATGCCGGCAACACCGTGAGCGGCACCGCGAACGCGACCGACCTCAAGGACATTGCCAACATTGCCAAGGCGTTTGACCTCAAGGGCGTGCCGATACAGCAGCGCAGACTGCTCGTCAACCCGACGCACAAGTATCGCTATCTGACCACGGATAACCTCTCAAAGGTCGCATACGCGGGCAACTCCGACGCCCTGCGTTCGGCGGAGCTCGGCTCTATTTATGGTCTTGACACCTATATGTCGCAGAATGCCCCCGATACCCTCGCGGCAACTGCGGGTACTGCGACCGCTGCAAAGGTCTCCTGCACCGCCGGCGAGACTAAGGTCGCACTCTCGGATGTCACTGCGACGACCGGCACCTTTAAAAAGGGCGACGGCTTTATCCTCGACGGCTATCTTTACAGATTTGCCGCCGATGCAACTGCCGCAAGCGGCGCGGTCGCCGAGGTCGCGATAGATCAGCCTATCCACCGCACTATTGCCTCGGACGCGGCAGTCAAGGTGTATCTCGTCAAAACGACCCACTCCCTCGCGTTCCACCGCAACGGCCTTGCACTCGTCACTCGTCAGCTTGAGCTGCCTATGGGCGCGAATAATGCGGCTATTGCGTCGAGCAGGAACGGTCTTGCTATCAGGGTTGTATATGACTACGACATCAAGCACAAGACCGACCGCGTCAGCTTTGATATCCTGTACGGCGTCAAGACCCTTGACAGCGACATGACCGCAAAGCTGGTGGGCTGATATGACGGAGCAGAACAAGGCCGACCTCATAGCCCGGATGCGCGTGATGTTGGGTAAGGAAATGTCGCTGCCGGCTGCCCGGTATCTGCTGGACAGCGTCGAGTCAAAGGTGTTGCGATATACCAAGCGGTGTGAGCTTGTCCCCGGTCTTGATCTGATTGTGGCAGAGATAGCCGCGCAGCGTTACCGCACGCAGCAGCCGGGCTCTACCGATGCGGCGCAGACCGTTGCAAGCATAACGGACGGCGACCAGAGCGTGAGTTTTAAACACAGCGACTCAGACCTCGCCACAACGGCGGAACTGAGCGACAGCGAAAAGGTGATGCTCAACGAGTGGAGGAGGCTTTTCTGGTGAAGATCCCCGACGCCTTCAGACGCGCACAGCGCGCCGTATTCCAGGACAAAGCAGTCGAGCATTATAAAGCCGTCAAACAGACGGGAACGCTCGGCAGTGAAACAGTGAAGCCCGCAGAAACGCCTGCGGGCTCTTTTACTGTCAACTTCCGACTCGTTACCGACGCTATGCAGGCGCAGGAGTGGGGGCTGCAGTGCAACAAAGACGCCACCTTTTCAACATCCGATACGCTCGCTGTCGAGAAGGGCGACTATGTGAAATACGGTGGCGCTTATTACCGAATCACCGAGATCCAGCCGCACGACAGCCACACGCTGTATCTTTGCAAGGCGGTGAGCCGATGAGCATTGAAGTTAAGGGTCTCGGCGAGCTGGCGAAAAAGCTCGCAAAGCTCGGCGGCACTGATACTGCTATTTCAAACGGCACGCGCGAAGCGACGCGAATAGTCAACAACAGTGCGAAAGAGCTGTGCCCGGTAGATAACGGCAACTTGCGCGCGTCGCTGCATACCGACTACAAGCGCGAGGGTAGCAAGCATATCGGCAGCGTATTGACCAATGTTGAATACGCCGCCTATGTGGAATTCGGTACGGGTCCTAAAGGTAACGGCACATATACTTATGAGCTCCCGGGCGGAATCCATTACAAGGCGGACAAGTGGCGCGGCAAAATCCCTGGTGTCGGCTGGCGAATGATAAGCGGACAAAAGGCGCAGCCGTATCTCTATCCTGCGCTTATAAACAATCGCGAAGCAATACTCGAGTGCTATAAGCGCGCGATACAACAGGAAATAAATCGTAAAGGCGGTCAGAAAAATGGTTGATATCGAACAGGTGACTTATGATGTGCTTTCACTCGCTGTACCGGGCGTGAAATGGTCTGCGGAATATCCGCAGAGTTTTGAACGGCACGGTTTGATAAAGCAGATGGATAACTCCGTTAAAATGCCATCCTCTTCGCGTCCGGACCATTTTTCCCGGATCGCCGTGCAGATTCAAGTGTGGATGGCTACGCCGGAGGGCAGAAACGAGGTCGAGAGGCAAGTCGACGATGCGATGCTCCGCCTCGGCCTGCTTCGCGGCAGTCCTAACCACCTTGAGGACGAACAGGAGGACGGTACGGTGTTATACCGCACCGTCCTGCTTTATAACGGAGTCTACGACAACAACACGAAGCGGTTTTACCGCAGTTAATAAGGAGGTAAGTATAAATGGAAGATTATCAGACTTCTATAGGCGTGATTCTGAAAATGGGCGCGAGCGCAGAAGCGGCAGCTGAAGTTCCCGGCCTGCTTGATTTTCCCGATATGCTCGGCGAATCGGACAAAATCGACGTGACCACGATGAAGGACACGCAGAGAAAGTATAAGCCCGGGCTTTCCGACCCCGGGGATATGGCGTTTACTTTCGGCTATGAGGGGATGAAGACCGGCACGAACTGGGCGACCCTCAAGGGAGCTAAGGATGCAGACAAGACCTTTATTCTGCTGTTCCCGGACGGTTCCGGTTTCACATGGACAGGCAGAGTGTCACTTTCGATGCCCGGAAAGGGCGTCGCAGAGGCGCTGACCTTTACTGCAAAAATCACTCCATCGTCGGATATAGAGGAATATACCTCGTCCGGCGGCTAAAGAACACATCGGCGGGGGAAACTCCGCCGAAAATTTAAAATAAGGAGACAACAACTATGCTTACTGCGTGTAATGCACCTTTTTATAGATTGACCGCCGGCGAGAAGGAGTACAAGCTCAAGCTCACGACGGCGACAAAAATCGAAGTGGAAGACCGTATAGGCTGCAGCCTGCTTGAAGCTCTTGACAAGCTGGCATACACCAAGGTCTTTGCAGTGACCCTCTGGGGCGCGCTGCAGAAATACCAGGCGAATATGACGCTCCCCAAAACATATGAGCTCATCGATGCGCTTGAAGCCGAGGGCTTTACCCTCGAGGACAGAGCGGACACATTTCTCGGCATTATGAAGGTGTCCGGTTTTTTTACACCGGAACAGATAGCGGACATGGAGCGGGAGGACGAGGAGCAGGAGATAGAGTAATCTTCTCCTCAGCGACCGAGTGGGTCGCGGATCTCAAACCTCGCGCTTTTGCGGTCGGGATAACCCCGGACGAATTCTGGAGCATGTCGGCCGGAGAGGTTGAGGACCTTATATCCGCAAGGCAAAAGGCAGAAAATGAGCGGCGTAAATGGCAGTTACAGCTGATATGGAATCTCGGGCAGCTTGATTCTTTCGCGTTTAACGACCCGAAAAAATATCCTACGCTTGAAAAGGCGTTCCCGTCAGCTTTCGGCATGCAGCAAACCGGGTGGATGGTAATCAAAGCTCGGATGTCCGCTTATGCCAAATCAAAGAACGCCGCAAGGCACAGGGCAGGTGAGAAAAAATGACAGTTGAAGAACTGCAAGTGCTGATTACAGCAAACACCAAGGACTTTAACGCCAAGATTGATAAGGCAAACAAGAGACTGGGGTCGCTTGAACAGCAGGCAACGCGCACGGGAGCGGGTGTCGGAAAGCTTTTTACAGGCATAAAAACGACCGCTGCCGTTGCGGCTATACAGAAGGTAGTAAGTGAAGTCAAGAAGCTGACGGACGCATATGCGGAAAATGAAGCTGCGCAGATGGGCTTGTCGAGCATATTGACCGCGCAGGGAAAAGACCTGAACGCCGCGAAAGCGTGGCTTAAATCGTATACCAAAGACGGTCTTATCCCGATGATGGACGCTTACACTGCGTATAAGAGCCTCGCGGCGGCAGGGTATTCCGACGAGCAGACACAGTCCATACTGACTAACCTGAAAGACTCGGCAGCGTTTAACCGTCAGGGCAGTATGACGATGGGCGAAGCCATCAAGAGCGCGGCCGAAGGTATCAAAAACGAAAACAGCATTCTTGTCGACAACGCCGGCGTTACAAAAAACCTGTCCGTTATATGGGATGAATATGCGGCATCGATAGGCAAGACTGCAGCAACGCTGACCGACGCAGAAAAGCGCATAGCTACGACACAGGGCATCATGCGTGAGACGGCATTCCAAACCGGAGATGCCGCGAAATATGCGAACACCCTCGCAGGAGCGCAGGCTGCTTTGAAAGCTCAGACAAAAATGTTGTCAAGCGCGCTCGGGTCGATGTTTGCGCCGGCTTTGCAGCAGTGTATTCCGCATGTCACGGCGTTGCTTGAAAGATTGACCGCCCTCGCCGAAAAAGCCGGGCAAGTCATGGCCATATTGTTTGGCACGTCAAGTGCAACGAGTCAGACATCATCAAACACATCTAAACTTGCCAACAGCACACAGCAAGTGTCCACAAACCTCGGCAGCGCGGCGAAAAAGGCAAAGGATTATAAGAACGCTTTGCTCGGCATCGATGAAATCAATCGTCTCGGAACGCCGGATACCGGATCTGATAGCGGCAGCGGAGGCGGAAGCAGCACAACGGTATCGAGCGGGGGGAACAATTTTAAGAGCCCATTTTCCAACGCTGACAGTGTTATTGACCCGAAGCTTGCAGAACGCGCAGAGAAGCTGAAGCAGAAGCTTGAAAAAGTGAAATCCACAGTCTCTGCGCTTGAGCCGGTGATAAAAGGAGCTGCAGCCGGCGCGGCCGCCGCTTTCGGCGTAAAGGTTCTGAGTAAGTGGTACTCCGGCGCAAAAGGTGTGTGGAATAGCTTTAAGGGGCTGAGAGTTGTCTCTACTTTTGCTGAAAGCTTTTCGTGGATAAAGGAGACCGGAGGAAGCACAGCACAGGCGTTAGGTTATGGATGGAAGAAAGCTGCGGGTGCTGCCAAAGACAGTTTGAAGCAGTTCCGAGCGGGTTTGTCGGCAACTCAAAAAGCGATGATAGGCGCGGCAGGATTCGCGGCATCGCTGGCGATGGCAAAATCTGCTTTTAAGGCATTCGGCGCGGGCGCAGAAGACGCCAAAGCCAAACTGGCGGTTATGGCAGTAGGACTTACTGCCGTTGCAGTGGCTATGTATGCGGCGTTGGGTCCGGCCGGACTGGTCGTCGCGGCAATTGGTGCAATCACGGGAGCTATCATAGGTTTTGAACAGGGCGCAGATGAGCTTGCAGAAAAGACCTACCAATCCTCCGACGCCTATAAGGTGTTGTCAGAAAACATCGCATCCTCTGAGGCAATCATCCAAAGAACAAAGGAAAATATGGATGGTCTTAATCAGAAGATAGAGGGATTGAACACCGTCAGTGCGGAGTACGGTGCAGTTAAAATGCTCACCGACGAGATATATCAGCTGAGCGAAAAGTCAAATAAGTCCGCCTATGAAATGGACTTGATGCGCGTCAAGGTCGACACTCTGAATGCTATGAATATCGACGGATTGCATTTGAGTATCGACGAGACCAAAGGCGTAGTTGTGGAGACTAAGGACTCAATTTACGGGGTCATAGAGGCTTTGAAGAAACAGGCCGAAATGGCTGCAATACAAGACATTCTGACTGAGTCATACAAAGCCTTTTATCAAGCAACAATTGACAACAAGACGGCGACTGACAATTACAAGGTTGCGTCAGATAGGCTTGCCGAGGCACAAAATAAGCTAAACGAAAAGGCGGCAGAACTTGACAAGAAAAATCAGGGCGTATCAGGTGGCTTTCGTGATGTCGCGAACTGGATATCGCAAAAGCTTAGTCCGGAATATCGAACTCTTAAAAAAGAAGTCGAACATGCCGAAGACGCTTTGGAACAGTCACGCAAGGCTATTAAGAACACGTCTGCTGCAATGGATGACGCAAGCAAAAAGACGAAGTATTATTCGGATCAGCTCGTCAAGCTTAAAAATAACATCAACAATATAAACGGTGTAAGCTGCGATGTGACAGTAAAAACCCGATCTACCGGGGCACAGCAGTATGCATCCGGCGGATATCCTGATACCGGACAACTCTTTATTGCTCGAGAGAGCGGCCCCGAGATGGTTGGACAAATCGGAGGCAGGACGGCAGTTGCCAACAACAGCCAAATTGTGGACGGTGTTTCTTCGGGTGTTGAGCGCGGTGTTGAAAGAGCTATGGAACGAAGCAATGGCGGAACCGTAACGATTGTCGTTATGAACGAGCGCGGTGATATTGTAAACGAGCTTAGAAATGTCAACATGCGTGCCGGTAAAGTAATCATTCCGATAAACGAATAAAAGCCCTCTCAATCGAGAGGGCTTTTCCTTTGTAATATTGCGTCAGTCCACTTTTTCACCAAGTGCTCTGGAAATCTGCAAATATTGTCCGTCTTGGACAGTGATATATGCATTGTTGCTGAAGTTATCGTTAGCAACGATATTATCGCCGTAATTGTACGAACTCGACAGCACGGCGTAATAACCGTCGTTTCCCGCCTCAGTGGCAACGAGCTTGTACTCTCCGGCGGGAATATCCTTTCCAATCTTATAAACCCCTTCGAGCACGGCGGAACTGTTGAAGTGCATGTCCGGAGCTTTTTCCGAGGGACACATTTCTGCCCGTGTAATTTCTATGTATTCGCCGTCCTTGACAGTGGCATAAACCCAAGTGTCAAAGTTTTCGTTAAAAATAATCGAATCTCCGGAACTGTCGGACGACACACAGAAATATCCTGAATAATCTTTTTCTGTGGCGATTATCCAGTATTCTCCGGCGGGAATGTCTTTTCCAACCTTGTACATTCCCTCGCCGTAATGGTCATTCGGCAAATCTACTTTGCTGATATTATCTGGAGTAGTGGGGGAGTTGGTGGTTGTAGAATTGCCGCATCCACAGAGCCCAATCAGCATAATACCTGCGATAAGTAAAGCAATAAATTTTTTCATCAGAATTTCTCCCTTTTCTTTTTAATCTATCATATTTCATTTTTTATGTCAAGAAAGAAGGTGAACAGCAGTGGCAACCGCTTTTAATCCCGGTGACAATCCGATAGCTACCGTGGACGGCGTAACTATGCCGGTATATCCTGACTCGGAGGACGGATATAAATGGGAGCTTGAGGACGCTTCTGCCAGCGACGCAGGGCGTACCGAAGATGTCGTCATGCACAAAAAACGCATAGGGCAGACCGACGCGGTAACGCTTAAGTTTTCCGGGCTGTCCATAGCGAACGCGAGCAAGATCCTGAAAATGTTCAACCCGGAGTATATAACGGTCAAGTACTTAAATATGCTCGAGGGCGGATATGTAACAAAAGAGTTTTATGTCGGCAACAGAAGTGCGCCGCTGTACAACAGCAGTCTGAATGTTGTTGACAATGTGACCTTTAAAATCGTGGCGCGAAAGGGGTGATGTCATGTATCCAATAACTTCTGCCGGGCTTGCGGCTCTGCGAGAGGATGTAGTGCAGTCCGTCAATATCCTCTGTACGCCTACCAAGGGCACGGCATTTAATATCACCGACAAGGACATCATCGGCGCGGTAACGGTGGACTGGTCGAGTGTCACGGGCAGTAAGCTTGATTTGGGCTCGGCGTGTATGTCAGAGCTGAGTTTTACTCTTGAGAATACCAACGGTGCGTTTGACGACAAGGTGTTCGAGGGCGCACAACTGTATGTCACTACAAGCTTTTCAACGGGCTCGACAACGGAGACCGTGCCTATCGGCTATTACACGGTGGACAGCCCTCCGCGCAAGCTCCGGAGCATCAAAATAACGGCTTATGACCGCATGGCGAAGTTCAATCGCGCCTACGATAGCGAGCTTGCCTATCCTGCAACGCTGTATCAGATAGTCGCCGATGCCTGCACAAAGTGCGGGGTGTCGCAGAAGCTTCCGACAAACACTTTGCATCGGGGTGTATCGATACCAAAACGCCCGGAGGCGGACAACCTGACCTATCGTCAGGTGCTTGTCTGGGCTGCGGAGCTTATGGGCGTGAGCTTGTATATTGACTATGACGGCAAGCTGACAGGCGGGTGGTATGCGACAAACGCCAAACACGCGGTTATAAAAGCTTCAGATCGTTTTACTTCCGGCAATACCAATTTTGCCGAAAATAACATCGTGTTTTCCGGTGTACGCATCGTCGGAAACGACGAGAACAAGACTGAATACCTCGCAGGCACAAAGGACTATGCCTTTAACATTGAGGGCAATCTTCTTGCGCAGAGTGATATGAATCTCAGCACACTGGCAACGGAGCTTAAAACCGCACGGTGCAGTCTTACATACACTCCGATGTCCTGCACTACGCACTCGTTTCCGCACCTTAGACCGCTTGATATTATGAAGTTTGAGACGGCGCAGGGGACGAAAAAGGTCGTGCTGACAAATGTCAAGTGGCAGTCACAAAACCGCTGTACTAAGCTCGAGGGCAAGGGCGAAACGGCAACGCAGTCGGGATATGCCACAATGGGCGCGTTTACACCGAAGCAGCAGGCGATACTCGAGCAGACCCGCGCTCAGCAGGCGGCGCAAATCAACGACTACGAACAGGCGACACTCGCGCTGAACGAGACCATCGCAAATAGCATGGGCTTATATGTCACGCGTAAAGCGGACAGCAACGGCGCGGTTATAACCTATTACCACGACAAGCCTACGCTCGAGGGAAGCAACACTATCTACTGCCGCAACGCCGGTGGTTATGCCTGGACTAATAACGGTTGGAACAACGGATCCCCGAACTGGGAGTACGGTGTATCAAAAGACGGTGACGCGGTTATCCGAAGCATTGCCGCAAACAAGATTTCCGCGAGTTATATCACGACGGATATCCTTTCGTCGCCGACCGGGAAGTTTTCTTTTAACTTGGACACGGGTCACATCGAAGCCTCCGACATCAACATCACTGGCGGCGATATAAACCTCGATGGCGGTCAGTTGTCAATAGAAAACAGCGGATTTAAGACCGACCTGTCAAGCGGATATTTGCAGATGTATTACACCACAAATATGCAAACCGGCGCAAATTATGAGTACTTTGACATTAACAATACGCTGATTGGCACGAAGTTTTATGCGACGCTCGCCGCGCTGAAGCCTGCCGCCGCGCTTGGCGTTACATCAAACGGTTTTCGATTTGGCGAGAAAGCAGAAAACGCCACGCTTGTAAACCATTGGAACACCGATTATGCCGTGATAGAAAAAGATAACGCAAGATTTCGCAAAAAAGTCGAGGTCAACGAGCCTTTAAGCGTTGCGGCAGGCGGCGACGCCATCGGGTTTATCGCGCATGCGCCAAACGGCGCGAACGATGTAAGCGCGGAGCTTGGTGCTACGAGTGACGCGAGCGCACTGCTGCAAATCGTCAACAACACCAAAGGTACGATTCCGGCGCGAATTGAAATCTACTCGAGCGGAACAAACGGAAAGGGCATGACTTTAAAGCTTACTTCCGGCGGCGGTTACACCGGACGGCTATTTTTAGACACCACCGGACTGTATGCCGAATTTAACGACAGCGGCGACTACAAAAAACTCGCGTAGGGGGCTATTATGACAAAAACCGAAATTGAACAGAAAATCGCAGAGGTCAAAGCGCAGGGCGACGCCTTGCAAAAACATAACGCACAGCTGATGCAGCAAATCGAGGTCAACAAGGTCGAAATCGCGAAGATTATCGGCAAGCTTGACCTTTTATCCGAAATGCTTACAGACTGCGAAAAAGCGCCCACAGCGGGCGAGAACGGGGAGGCGGAAAAAGATGCAGACAAGAACGATAACGGTTGATTATGCTCGCCCACGCGGGTATGACGTTGGATATCGAGCGGAGAACAACTTCACGGAGCTTTCTCTCCCCGTTCCCGCCGAGCTTGAGGGCGCGGACAGCTACAGAGTCTATTTTGAATCAACGGTCGGCGAGTATCTGCAAACTGAGCTGTTGACTCCTGTGGACGGCTATGTGGCGGTTAAAATTACAAGCGATGTTGTGCCCGAACCGGGCAACATGGCAGCGCAGCTTGTCGCCTTTGCGGACGGCAAGATAGTCGGCTATGCGCCTATGATAACAGGCTCTGCAAAGGTGTCAATCCCGGACGGCACAGAGCGGTTGAGTCATAGCCTTGCCGCCGAAATCGCGCTTAACACCGCCGCACGGCACAGCCATGATAACAAGTCGGTCATTGACCTGTTGACCGCCGATGATACCGGCACGCTGCTGTACGATGGCAAGGTTATAGGTGGCGGAGGTTCAACGGCAGAGGACATCAGCTACACGCTGTCAGAAGATGTTCAAACCACTTTCCCGGATATTGAACTTGAGTCTGACACAGTTAGAAGCGGACTTGATGTCGCAATGTATTATGCGCTTGCGGGTATGTTTGCAAAGTATATTAGCTGCAATCTGCAATCAGGCAGTGGAGAAACAGTAAGTATGGATTTGCAGCGTATCTTAGATGGCTTTGTCTTTCCGGCGATGTTTAAGGCGCACGAGCACGACAACAAATCTGTGCTTGATCTGATATCAGCGGTTGACGGCAAACTTCGCTACAATGGCTCCGATGTCGGACTCAAAGGTGATAAAGGTGCGGACGGCGCAGACGGCAAAGATGGTACAAATGGCAAGACTCCAGTCAAAGGTACTGACTACTGGACTGCGGCAGATAAGGCAGAAATAGTCAACGACACGCTTTCTGCCCTGCCGAAGTGGACAGGAGGTAGTTACTAATGGCGTTTGATAAAGTAGTTGACTCTATCCAACTTGACGCAGCCATGTCTTATACTGCTAACCGCATTCGTGTCAAGACAGGCGATACTAATCAGATGACATGGGATTCAGCCAAAGGCTTTGGCGACGCGGTTGACGCTATAACAGGCGGCTCTTCTGTGCCGCAGTCTGATACACGGGAAGTGTACCAAGGTACTCGCCCCGCCGAATGGCTAAGGTTGCCTGACTATGATAAAGTGGAAGACAATACTGCATATTTCTTATTTGAGCTTTTCCCTTATGGAACAAACACGATATCATTACAGTTTAGAACGGCTGGTATCGCTACTATAACAGCTGGGGTTGTTTCTAACGGAGAATTTATACCGTTTGAGAATGATGATGTCGTTAGTATGCAGGGGCAATATTATGGCTGGAAAGGGATATCACGAACTTTTGATTATGCCGACTATGATACGGCGATGAGCGATGGCACGAAACAAATTGTTGTACAATTTCAGACAACAAGTGGTTTGAATCGCATTGCTTTCGGTGGAAGTTCAAATGGCGGTGTAGAAAACAGAGGAATACGAGATATCATCATTCACAAGGAGACCATGGGAGAAGGATATGCGTGCTTCGTGCAGCAGTCAAACCAGAGAGGCTGTTTGTACTACTATGCAATTGGTGCAGGTGCAGTTGGGTATCCAACGTGTATACGAACTCTAATGTATGTACAGCATGCGGGTGGAGTAATGACAGGTGATAGTGCAGCTAATAATCCTGCACTTATTAAAATTTTGGGAACTTTTAAGAAAATAAACGTTGCTTATAACGAATTTTTTAATTGCTTTTCACTTATGGAACTTACTCTTGATATAAGCGGGTGGATAAAAGCGAACGACCCATATTTAAACACATGCTGCTCGCTGCGCAAATTGCTATTTACAAATTGTGATACTATGACAAGTTTTCCCGCTAATCTCAATCTCACTGGAACAGCACTTGAATCCGATGCGGTTCTTGCATTTTTTAATACCTTGCCGGATATATCCACATCGGAAACGGCACGGACAATCACGCTTAAAAGCACACCCGCCGTAGCGGCAGGAATCCCGGAAGCCACGCTTGCAGTGGCGACAAACAAAGGATGGACGGTGGTGACATCATGACGATTAATGGCAACTGTATCACGGCGGCAGACGGAAAGGTCTTGCAAAAGGGCGATATAACGGCGGTAACGGTTTATCTTGGTGTAAACGACAGCGCCGAAAACTGGGCGGAAATTGACGCGTCGGAAGAGCAAATCACCGATTCGGAAGCGCTGGATATTATCACAGGGGGTGCGGATATATGACACGGACGCAGGCAAAACGCTTTCGCGAGATGATAACAAGAGCCGCCGCGAAGCTGACAAACGCCGAAGCTCTGACAAGTATCAGCTTATTTGAACCATGGAGCGGCGAAAAAGATTATTCTGTCGGCGACAGGGTGCGCGACGGCGGGAAACTCTACCGTTGCTACAATGCGATATCCGCCAATCCCACATGGCTACCGAGCGCAACTCCCGCGCACTGGGAGCGCGTGACTGTCGGCGAGGACGGCACTATAGAGAATCCGATAACTGCCGCTGCCGGTATGCGGTATTTCAAGGACAAGTACTATCTCGACGGCGGCAAAATTTACAGATGCACAAGAGACGACAGCAACGGTCAAGGTACGATTTTACAGTATCTTCCGTCGCAACTTGTGGGCATTTACTTCGAGGAGGTGATTTGAAATGAATACGGAGCAGTTTGTAAGTTTAATTAAGCGTATCGTTGCAGAGTATGCAAACGCTCATTTAGATAAAAGCGATTGCAAGGAAATCACGGAAAACGATGTTTTTATTGTGTGGTTGTGTAAAACCTTACAGAACAGCAAGGCTTTGGCGAGCACAACGCTTTTTGACGGTATGTACTATGAGATAACATACAACGGGGACAAGCAGGAACTCTATTTGGACGCCTACAAAAAGTGGGAAAACAAGTGCATTAAAGCTGAGGAGGTATAAATATGAAAATCTGTATTTCGATAGGACACGGAAAATCGGCGCGTGGTGGGTATGACAGCGGCGCTCTCGGTGGGAACTATCAGGAGTTTAAAATCGGTCGCGAAATCGGCAAGTACATAGGCGAGATTTTTAAAGGCTACGACTGCAAAGCTGATGTCATAAACTATGACGCGACGCTCTATCTGACCGAGCGCATAGCACATGTCAACAAACACGGCTATGACCTCGCGATGGAGATCCACCTCAACGCCGCAGGCGGCACAGGAAGCGAGGTCTACTATAAGCACAAGAGCTCGACAGGCAAGAAGCTCGCCGGAACAATCAGCAAGAGCATAGCTAATACTTTTGGCATCCGCGACAGAGGGGCAAAGGTCAAAATCAACCCGTCAAACGGCACGGACTATTTTGGATTTGTCCGCTCGTGCAAGTGCGAATCTCTGCTGATAGAGACCGTGTTTATTGATACAGCGAGCGACCGCAAGCACGTCGAGACCGCCGCAGGACAGAAGCAGTGCGCAGAGGCTATCGTCAAGGCTATCGCCGATTTTTACGGCATAAAGAAAAAGTCCGCTCCGGCAGTCAAGCCGAGTGAGGACAAGCCTGCGTCGGCAACCGTCAGAGCGGGCGATATCGTCAAGATAAAGGGCAGCAAGTACGCCACCGGGCAGAAGATACCGATGTGGGTCAAGCTTAAAAAGCACACGGTCAAATCGGTCAGCGGAAACAAGGCACTGCTCAAAGAGATAAACAGCTGGGTCTATACCGCCGACCTTACTGTTTTGCAGTCGTCTGCAAAGATCGTCGCTGTCGGCAGCAAGGTCAAAATAAAGCCCGGTGCGACCTACGGCGGACTCACGGCGGCACGTGGTTCGATGGTGCCAAACACTCAGCTGACAAGGACTCACACCGTCGGCAAAATACAGGTAAACGGCGGAGTCCGTGAAGCACTTTTGACGGATATAGCGAGCTGGGTTGCCGTCAAATATCTGGAGGTAGTCGGATGACCGTGGGAGAAATCGCCGCGATATGCGGAATACCGTCTGCGGTGACCGTCGCCATAGTCGGCTTTTTTGTGTGGCTTTTGGAGCGGAGCATCGTGAAGCGTGAAACCGCCCGAGCGGCAGAAGAGGCAAGGCGCGAAAAAGCCCGCGAAAAAGAAGAAGCGAAGCTCGGAGCAGAGCGCGTAAAACAGGAAAACTCGCGAAAAGTTTTTGAGAAAAACTTGCTTGCGAGTACAAACGCCGCGCTTGCCGTAAGCGAAGCAACCGCCCGCGCAGTCCAGCGCATACCGGACGCGCATTGTAACGGCGATATGAGCGATGCGCTCGAATACGCCGCGAAAATAAAGCACGAACAGCGAGATTTTCTCGCTGCGCAGGGCATAGACAACATATTTTAGGAGGCTATCAAAATGGCAAAAATCAAAGACATACTGGCAAATATCAGCAACGTCAAGGTCGGCACATGGGTGCGCGGCATCCTGCTGATTATCTCGCTCGTCAACATGGCGCTTTCCGCCGCCGGAAAAGCTCCGATTCCTGCGGACTACAACGAGATTTACACCGTCGTCAGCGTCGTGTTCTCGGTGCTCGTCGGCATATCGGCTTATTGGAAAAATAACAGCTTTACTGAGGCGGCACAGACTGCCGATAAGTTCCTGCACGAGCAGGGCTCGGCGATTGAGGATCCGGGCACGGACGAGGAGGCAGAGTGATGATAACAGCGATTCTTTTTAATCTGCTTAATCAGCTGGGGCTTTTTGGAGCATGGGCTATCGTGCAGATTCTCAAGCTTCTCGGCATGATTTAACTTTCGTGCGTTTTTCGTGCGTTTTTCGTGCGTTTTAAAACCAACTTGCTTATAACTTGCTTATAACTTG